ATGATTTGCAGCCGGATCTGCACTGGCGCCATGGCCATGATCATGGCGCTGCATAGCGCGCCAACGTTCGCGCAAACCTACGCTTCGCCCTTCACCAGCGCGATCCGATATGATGCGTCAGGACGGGTGACGGGCACCATCGCCCCCGACCCCGACGGTCCGGGCGGCAATGAGCACCTTGCGGTGCGCAACATCTACGACGCAAGCGGCCGACTCGTTCGCGTGGATACGGGAGTACTGGCGAGCTGGCAGTCCGAAGCCGTCGCTCCCGCTGTTTGGTCTGGATTTACCGTCTTCACGCGGAAGGAGATCGTCTACGATCTCATGGGGCGGAAGATCCTGGAGCAAATAGCAAAGGGCGCGGCCGGCACAGTCCGGTGGGTGACCCAGTATAGCTACGACAGTGTCGGCCGCTTGGAATGTACCGCGGTGCGGATGAACCCTACGGTGTTCGGCTCCCTCCCCGCGAGTGCGTGTAGCCTGGGTACCGCGGGAAGCTCGGGCCCGGACCGGATCACGCGGAACTTCTATGATGCGGCCGGGCAGTTGCTGAAAGTGCAGAAAGCGGTCGGGACCGACGTCCAGATCGACTATGCCCGCTACGAATATACGCCGAACGGCAAGCGGAAGACGGTGATCGACGCCAACGGCAACCGCGCCGAGTTCACCTATGACGGCTTCGATCGTCAGAGGCAGTGGATCTTCCCGTCATCCACGACAGCCGGAACCGCGAACGCGGCGGACTATGAACAATATGGGTACGACGCCAACGGCAACCGCACGAGCTTGCGCAAGCGTGACGGGCGGACGATCGCCTACAGCTATGACGCGCTGAACCGGGTCGCGAGCAAGACTTACCCTGGTGGTGGGGCTCGGCCGGTCCATTATGCCTATGATCTGCGCGGCCTGCAGACGGCAGCCCGGTTCGACTCCGCGACAGGCGCGGATGCGGTGCTCAGCAGCTGGGACGGGTTCGGGCGGCCGACTTCAAGCACGACGGCGATGAGCGGGACCAGTCGCACGCTTACCTATCAGCATGACGCCAACGGCAATCGCACGCGGATCACCTATCCCGACAGCCAGCACGTCAATGCCGCATGGGACGGGCTGGATCGCTTCTACTTCAACAACACGTCGGGCGGCACCAACCTCAACTATACCACCTATAATGCCGAAGGTGACGTCGCGACCCTGCTGCGGTGGAGTGCGGGAGCCTGGGGGGCAGCAACCTCCTACGGTTATAACGGCATGTCGCAGTTGGTGGCTCTCGAACATACGTTCCAGAACGCGACCGCGAATGTCACGACATCATTCAGCCATAATCCCGCTCGTCAGATCGTTTCGCGTACGCGGGACAATGACGAGTATCGGTTCAATGGCTATGCGAATGTCGATCGCGGCTATGCGCGAAATGGGCTGAACCAGTACACCGCAGCTGGCAGCGCCTCCTTCACCTACGATGCGAACGGCAATCTGACCTCGGACGGGACGAAGGGCTACACCTACGACATTGAGAACCGGTTGGAGACGGCCGGCGCCGGGCCCGCACTCGCCACGTTGAGCTATGATCCCTTAGGGCGCCTGGTACAGGTGACGCAGGGAACGAGCACGACACAGTTCCTGTACGATGGTGACGAGCTGGTGGCCGAGTATGACGGGACCGGCGCGATGTCCAAGCGCTATATCCACGGCCCGACTGCGGGACAGGACGATCCGCTAGTCGAGTACATTGGCTCAAGCCTCACGTCTCCGCGCTATCTGTTCGCGGACCATCAAGGGTCGATCGTCGCGATCTCCGATGGAGGCGGTAATCGCATCGCGGTAAATGGTTATGACGAATACGGTATCCCCAATGGGTTTAGTGGCTCAGGCACGTCCAATACCGGACGGTTCCAATATACCGGCCAAGCCTGGATCCCTGAGCTTGGCATGTACCATTACAAAGCCCGGATCTACTCGCCCACGCTAGGACGGTTTCTCCAGACCGATCCGATAGGGTATGATGATCACATCAACCTCTACGCGTATGTCGGAAATGATCCGATGAATAATCGTGATTATAGCGGCCGCAAATGCTCGAGCGCCACAGGAGTACCAATTTGTACGATTGATCAAATTCAGGATCCGCAGTCCCACACCTTGGTTCCGCTAAACGCCCAACAGTTGGAACTCTACGAGCCAATACGGCTATCTCTGCAAGCCGCGTACGAATCCGCCCTCGCCCTCCCAAGCGGCTGGAAGTACTCTGTCACGGTCAAGATTGGCGACAACGACCCAACAACAGCTACATTTACAAAGAGTGATATTCTGTGGGGTCTCGAAACTAAATCCACGAATCTCTTCCCCAATATCGGGGGAGGGTACATGAATTCTGATGAGGGGAATATAAACGTATTCGCTGGGTCGATAGGAAATATGGGATTGAGCCCTGCCTACCAAAGAGCTGAGAATGAACGACGGCAACGAGAATTTCTTCACGAAGCCCCTCACAGATCCGCAGAAGAAATATCCAAATTTGGACTAGGAGGACTTTCAGTCCCACCAGGGGAACGTGCACATCAAGATCCATATAACGAGATGGCAAGGAGGATAGTGCAGTGCACAGGAACCAGAATTTGCAGATAGGGATGGTAGCATGATTAACATCGCTCCCCTGGTAGCTTTGCTATTTCAGCAACTATACTCCATGGATGAGATAAAATTAAAATCCGTTGCATACTTCGATGAAAAATCAAATGTATACATGACCCTGGATCGCGGAAGGTATAGCATCGGAAGCCTGGCCGTTTCCGGCAGCGGCGGTTACCTGATGCCACAATTCAGCGGCGATGTGAAAAATTGTTACAACATAGAATTTCGATGCTCAGACATTGGAATCATAAAACTTGCAATACCCTTAAAAGGACTCGCCCGATCACCTATGTTTCTATTCAATGGATACAGCCACAGAGTCACCGTAAGAGATAAAGATTATTTAGTTGTCGCTAAATGCACCGACACAAAGTCTTGCAGATCATCTGCATCTCCAAATCTTTATTTGGTCGAAGAATACAAACTTATTTACGACAAGTCCGGCAAGTTAATTGAGGCCTCAATCCAATTTAATGGATCGCCGGAGGACAAGTTAAAGTATTTTCACTTCAAAGCCATAACCAGGAGTCTAATCAAAATTTAGAGTGAAAACTCTCGGTGTTTTGGCTTTGCAAAAGCCTCCGACACCTGCCTCGTAAGCGTTTCCTTTAAGCCGCCTACCTGCTATCGTATATCGATGTTAGCACCCCGCGGCGGGGGCCACGGGCTGAACGCTGGTACTGGACATGTTGGAATTCTCGCTCTTCTAGGATTCCCGCCCGGTTCGCCGGGTGCGGGACGGCCGGACTGGCCTATCTGTCGTGGCGAGCGTAACCTCGTCGGTGAACCGGGCCGCCACCCGGATTGCGCCACCCGGTCTTCGCTGGTCAGGCGGCGTGCGATCAGTGCAATGGTTGCGGCCCCGGGTTCAGCAAGAACGCAGCTACTTCCGCCATTGCGAGTTCGTCGCGCAGCTTGACTACAACCGCAGTCGCAACGGCACAGGCGACCTCGCACTGTATGCAGCCGCGCTCGCATGCAGGTGAGGTGCGATAGACAGGCGGATTTGTGCTATTGGTGCGAGCAGCTTGCGCCATGGGGTTCTGTCCCTGGTTTGAGTTAGGCCCGGCGCAAGGTTGCAGCCTTGCGCCGGGCTGAATTTTTGGTATCACCAAAATATGAGCGGGTCAATAAAGGTAATACCCAAAACAAGAGGCCGACCAGCGACAGGTAGGGCTCCGGTTGTACCCGTGCGACTGCCGGATGATTTACGTCAGAAGCTGGATGTATGGGCTCAATCCCACGGGTTAAGTCGGTCCGTAGCCATCCGCACGATACTGGCTGAGCGGCTGGAGCATGACCGCAACTCATGAGCAGCGAGGGCGGCACGAACGAAGCATCTGAGGAGCGCGTCGAGAGACTAGCTAAGACACTCTATGATGCTGCTGTAACTCAGGCTCGCGAAGCAGCTGCAAAGCACGAAATGCAGCTTGAGCGAGTGACAGCGGTATTCGAGGTAGCTGTCGGGGAGTCAGATAGATCCGCTGCAATCCTGCTCTTCGCGTTGGCCGAAGATTTAATGCTGTCGTGCATGGAGCAACACTTCAATTTGAAGGTGCCAGGGGGATGGAAGTCCGTGCATGAAGGCAATGGCCTGCTTGCAACTGCTAGCGACCGGCTAATGCTGTTGCAACTTTTGTCATGGATTCGTCCTACTACTGCCGCCGACATCCGCCTCATGAAGAGTGTTCGGAACAGATTTGCTCACCACGCCGACGTGCGATCATTTGAAGACAATAAGATAAAGGGAATGATCGCGAGCATGAACGATAGGGAGAGAGCAGCGTTCAGCGTCTACCCAGAGGTTGAACGCGCCGAATGGCGGCCGCTTAGAGGCCGCGAGTTATTTCTCATTCGAGGGTGCATGACCGTTGCCCAGCTGAATGTTGATCTAGCGATTGGACCGAACGCCCGTGAGTACAAGGTCGCTCCCGAACATCTTGAGCCCGAATTCGACGCACTTCCAGAGTCCTTCAAGGCAGCTAGAAGGCTGATGGCAGACATATCATTGCGCTTTATCCCTCCAAGATAAGGTCTTCCGGCCTAATCTGAGGCAATATTCAATGCCGCATTGTCGAACGCGATCAGCTCACGTCCAATGTCCTCGTTGAGCTGCAGGAACCGCGCCTGCAGCGCCTGGATCTCCAGCACCACGAACATCGCCATCGACTGCAGCGGGTTGCCCGGCGTTGTGCCCTGCGCCGGCACGATGCCAAGGAGCTGGGGCGGCACACGATGCGCGGCAAGTACATCGTCACGCGTCGCGGTCTTGATGCCCAGAAACTCGTCCTTGGCCGCCACCTCCGCGATCGGCAGGATCTTCAGGCTCCCTTCCTTCCCGTTCGGCGCATGGACGAACAGGTTCTTGAAATTGCCCGGCCCCTTTGACCGCTTCAGCGCGTCGCGCAGCTTGTCGGTATCGTCGGCGTCGATATCGCCGGTGGCATAGAGGATGTACCCCGCATGGCTCCCGTTGAGATAGTAGCGGCGCCGGAACAGCGTCGCCGCCTCGTTCAGCAGAGCGGACTGCAATGCGCTCAAATACTCAGGGACGCCGTAAATCTCCTGGTTCACGTCGGGCTGGCGCAGCATGAACACGCTGCTGGGCCGGAACTCCGTTTCCTGCACGCCGCCCGGCACGAAGAAAAAGCGCCCGGCATCCACGCCGCGGCGCGTGAACTTCGCCAGCGCATGCTCGTACCGCATCGCGCCGCCCAGGACATTGCGCCGCTCCTCGAGGAAGCCGAACCCGAAGACAAGATAGTCCTGGGCGAACGCCTCGAACGCAGCGCGGCTAAGCAACGGCGAGGGCTTGAACGACGCCGCCAGCAGGTTGCGCTTGAGGTAGATGGCGGAACTGTGGTGCGGCGACACGCGAAACGCGCGGGCCAGCCCATCGACGGGTACAGGGGGTTCGTACCAGCGGCCATTGTGCGGGCACTCCAACAGGTCGAGCAACTCGCGGCGGTTGAGCACCGGCTCCGCATCCCCAAAGCTGAAGGCCATTCCACCCGCATCGTTCTTCTGTTCGACAATGGCTCCACGCGAAGCCGCCGCCGTCTCCGCCCGCGACATCCGCCGCGTCTTCCGCTTCGCCATCGATAATCTCCATGCGCGTCTTCGGCCGCGCCTTGCCGTCCAGGGGTTCGTTGATCAGGATGTGCATGACGGCCCAGGCCAGATCGGCATGCCCGCTATCCTCGCTGCGGCTCGCCTTGAACGTGATCGCCCTGCCCGATCCGGTCAGCGCCTTCTTGATTGAGAGGAACGCGGACTGGACGTCGATCCACCCCGCGTCGAACTCGATGCGGCCGCGCGCGAAGCTGTGCTGCGCTTTCATCACCAGCGCCGCCTTCGTCTCAAGCGAATACTCGATTTTCGCGACGCCGCGCATGCGGTCGCGCAGCAGCTGATAGACCGCCGCCCCCACCCCGGTCGCGTCGATCCCCAGATAGGTGCAGTTGTAGCGCGCGAGCCGCCCGATGATGAACTCGGCCTGCGCCTGGAAATCGAGGCCGCGGAGCTGATAGCGCTCGAGCAGCCGGAACTTGCCACCCGGCCCCTCGGGGGGCAGCGCGATCACCAACGCGGCATTGTCGCCCTCCTCGCTCTCCTGCGGGTCGTATCCCGCCCACACCGCGCGCTGGCCAACAGGCCGCTTGCCGAGCAAGTCCACGTCGCGCCAATCGACGATCGCATCGACGGTCGCGCGCTGCAGCTCGTTGAACTTGAACGCCGACAGGCTGTCGTCGACGAACTGGCACATCAGCAGGTTCGCAAACTCGTCCGGCGCATATTCAACGCGCAGCTCGTCGATATCGAACAAGTCGCACCCGCGCGCCGCCGCATCCTCGATCGTCACGATTTGGCGCCAGATCTTGTCCTCGCACAGCACGCCCGCCTTCAGCCGGGCATGGCTGACATCGATCGTGACGCGATCCTCCTTCTTGACCCGGCGGTTTCGGCGCTCGCCCGTCCAATAGGGGTGCGCCTGGTGCGCCACGCTCGACGGAGTGGAGAAATAGGTGCGGCGCCAGCGCTTGTGCATCGCCATCGCGCTGGCGACCTTGTTCAGCTCCTCGAACCCATAGGTCCAGAAGAACTCATCGAAATAGAAATTGCCATGATAACCCTGCGCCGTGCGCGCATTGGTGCCCAGGAAGATCAGCTCGGCCGCCGGCTCGCCCTCCGGCATCGTATCGGCAGTGACGACGATCGGGTCGCCCTGCAGTTTCACCCCGACGCGCGCCGCGAACTGGATGATATAGCCGCGGAAGATATGCGCCTGGTTCTTCGACGCGGAGAGGAAGATCTGATTACCCCCGCCACGCAACGCGTCGAGCAGCGCCTCACGCGCGAAATACCAGGTCGCACCGATCTGGCGCGACTTCAGGATCATGCGCGTGCGCTGATCCTTCGCCGCCCACCAATCCTCCTGGTATCCGAACAGCTCCTCCTCGAAGATCGCCTCGAGCTGCTCGACCTGCTCGGCCGTGAAATGGTTCTTCGCCGCCTTCTTGCGCTCGCCGGCGTTGCGGTTGCCGACCTTCTCGTTCAGGTCGCCCTCGTGCCCGCCCGGCGCCTCATAACGGCGCACGCGCGCCGCCGAGACGACGGCACGCATCAGCAGGTCGATTTCCTTGAAATCGCCGCCGGTCTTGCTCTCCTTGGCGATCAGCAGGTTCAGCCGGCACTCGAGGGCGTCCTCGACCTTGGCGATCGACGGCGCATCGTCCCATTTCTCGCGGTCTTTCCACGCCTGCACGGTCGGCCGCTTCAGCGCGAGCTCGTCGGCGATCTGGGTGATCCCCCACCCGCGCCAGTACAGGCTGCGCGCCTGGCGGCGCGCATCGACCGGAATCGGCATGGTCGAAGCGGGAAGTGTGTCGTCGATCGGCGGCATGGCGGCCGGAACCTAGCCACGCGCACGCGCCGCCATCGCCTCACAGGCCTTGTAGAAGCGGTCTCTACAAGCCTGTTTCCTTGTCAGTTCAGACGCATCGGTCCCGGCATGATCGCCAGCGCCTCCGCCTCCGCGCGGGCCAGATCACGGCGAAGCTGATCCCGCGTCGCAACGATTACCGCGCACATGATGTCGCACATCGCGCAGTTTCGTTCGCATGCCGGCGTCGCGCGATACACCGGCGGATTTGTGCTATTGCCGCTTGTAGCTTGGGCCATCGGGTAAGCTCCGTGGTTCGAGTTAGGGCCGGTTGGAAGTTGCCGCTTCCTTCCGGCCTGATTTTCGTGTTATCGCCAAAATTATGACCAAGTCAATTCGTGATTACACGAAAAAGAACCGCGCTCCAAAGGCAGGAACGATGATCGGCGTGCGCATGCAGGACGAGCAGCTCGCCCGCTTGGACGCGGCGCGCAGCGAGGACGAAAGCCGCCCCGAGGCCATTCGGCGTTTGGTCGATAAGGGCTTGGCCAAGTGAACACGCTCGCCCATCGGACCAAGGATCATCCCGAAGCTGGTGTAAGCAATGCTTATATCAGCTTCGAGCAGGCCCGCATCCGTATGATTATGCGAGACGGCGAACCGTGGTGGGTCGGTGACGATGTGGCCAGATCCCTCGATCTCGCAAATCCTCGCCAGGTAATCTCTCGGCTCGAGGATTACGAAAAGGGTGTCCACATTATGGACACCCTTGGTGGCCGGCAGTCGGTTACCATTATCAACGAAAGCGGCTTCTACAGCCTGCTGCTGACCAGCCGCAAGCCAGTGGCCAAAGCGATGAAGCGGTGGATCACAACCGAAGTCCTCCCCTCAATCCGCAAATACGGCTTCTACGATCCGGCCCGCCTCGTGCAACTCCGTGCCAAGGTCGAGGCTGAGGAACCGTTCATCTGCGAAACCCAGCGCGGCCGGCGCTTCCTTGAGGAGGTGCGCCGTTTCGAACAGCGGGAGGAACGCCCCGTGTTCGACATCCCCGGTATGACGAAACCAAAGCTCCGCTCGATCGAGCTGGGCGCCGACGTCACCAAGGTGATGGGGCGCGGCGACCTGTGGCTGTTCCTGCTCAGCTCCGGCTTCGACCTGTTCTACATCCTGTTCGATGAGCGCCGCGTCGCCCCTGCGGACGAACCCGCCATCGCCGCGATCCGCCAGGAAGTTCGGCTGATCGCCTGAGAGCCCCTAAGGGAGGTGGCATCGGCTGAAGGTCGAAACCTCGTCACGCCACTGCCGGACAAGGGAGCCGCCGATGTAGTGGCTGTACTCTCTGACCTCGACGTTGAACTCACCCTGATTCGGAATGCTGAGGTCATTGAACCCACACGCAGGTGTCGGCTCGTAGCGCGGGTAGCTATACAGCACCTGATAATGGATGCCGTCTGGCGGACCGATTACCGGACCATCGCCAATCAGCGGCGACATGTGCACCTCGGGCAATTCATGCGCGGCGACGAAATTGTCGGCGATGTACGCGCGGAGGCTTTCCGTCGACACCAGATCTCCGTCGACTGTGATGACTTTCAACACCGCTTCATCGCTCTCAGGCACACCGTCGGGTGGAATGTCCTTGATCCGGATGAACAAGTTCGATGCTGCGACCAGATCCACATAGCCTTCGATGACGAACATACGCTCGTCTTCCGATAGCAGGTCGCTCGCCACCGAAACGCCGCTCACGTTCTGTTCCAGATCACCATCCAGGATTACCTTCATGGTGAACGGGATACGCGCAGGCGATTCATAGACAAATGCCTCTATCGATACGCTAGCAGCAGGATCGATATTGAAGGTCTGCGTTGTTGTCCTGGTTACCGTTCTCTCGATGAGAGTAGCAACCACCTCGCTATTAGTGATTTGGATCGTATGCGAAACGCTAATTTGCTTACTTCCTACATCAGAAGCACCAAAAGTTGCATTTGCTCCAAACGCGGTCGAGGTCTGCACAGTGTGGGTTAATGTTCTAGTGACAGACTCGCGTGCAGCGACCGCGAACTGCTCCTGATACGTCTGACGAACGCTCTTGCTTCCGTTGATTAGCTCGACACGCTGAGACCTTACATTCTCTGGAATTCCGGTAGGCTCGATAGCACCGAAGACAGGATGCTCACCTTTTACGATACGGGTTGAGGTAACCGCAGCACTCGCCGAGTAATTATATCCCTCCGTAACAATCACTTCATCGCAGCTTCGGCGACCTACTCCCTGCCCCGCATCTCTATCTGGGCCGACCCCGAAAACTACAACAGGTGATGGAGGAGTTGGATAAGTGCAATACTTCTCCTTACGATGACGCTCCCCTCTTTTGGTGATCTGAGCCTTGGCCGCCAATTTGGAATTGAGAAAGTCTTTCGCGTCAACGATAGCCATGATTCGCCTCCCCGATTAACCATAAAGTTGTTCCACGTTTCTGTTGGCAAAACAACTTACGGCCACCCTTCTCAGTCATGTGAAACTTCATGGGACACACCCTGTAGAGTGCCTCTCTACAAGCTCCCACGCTTGAGAAGCGCCGCCCCTTCGTCCCCTTTCGCCGATGTCAGCGCGGCCGCGGCCGCCACCATCGAACAGATCCGAGGGACCGCAGCATCATGGGCACCAAGAGCAAGTTCTTCCGAGCGTTCGTCGAGGGTCAGACGATCAGCGACGGCCGCACGGTCACCGCCGAAATGGTCGACGAGATCGTCGCGACCTTCAACATCGAGACCTACACGCCGGGCATCAATATCGAGCACATTTCGGGATTCAGCCCGGAACCGCCGTTCAACCGCTACGGTGACGTGATCGCGGTGCGGGCGCAGACCGACGACATCACCATCGCCGGCAATACAGAAAAGCGCCGCGCGTTGTATGCGCAGATCGACGCCCATGACGCGCTGGTCGATCTGTCCGCGAAGGGGCAAAAGCCCTTCCCATCGGTGGAACTCACGCCCGACTATAGCGGGGCGCAGAAGATCGGCCTCGTGAACATCGCCTTCACGGACAATCCCGCCAGCATCGCGACGCAGAAACTCAGCTTCTCGCGGTCCGCGGCGGTTTACCGCACACTCTACTCGAGCGGCACCGAAGCGATTGCTGTCGAGTTCGAGCCGGCGGCACCGGACAGCGCTTCGATCAGCGACGCGATCGCGCAGGGTTTCGCCAAGCTGGGCGCGATGTTCACCAGCAAGGAGCCGGAGAAGCCCAAGGAACAGCCGGTCAAGCCCGCCAACGACAATTTCGACGCCGCGCGCTTCGCCGCTGAAATGGGCAAGTTGGTGGTCGAGCAGGTCGCCGCCGCGATCAAGCCGAATGCGGACGCCCTGACTGCGCTCGACGCGCGCTTCTCCGCCCTGGAAGGCAAGCTGCAGAGCACGCCCGAGAATGGCTTTAGCCGTCAGCCCGCCACCGGCGCGGCCCCCGACGCGCAATTCGCCACCGACTGCTGATCCCGCCCCGCACCACCATCACGCCCCCACGCCACCCGGAGTCGCCCCATGCAGCCGAACACCCGAGTCCTCTTCAACCGCTACGTGGGTCAGCTCGCGCGGCTCAACAATCTGCCTGAGGATTTCACCGCCATCCCCGGGGATTTGAAGCAGTTCGCCGTCGCCCCGGTGATCGAACAGAAACTGCAGGCGAAGCTCGCGCTGACCTCCGATTTCATGAGCCGGATCAATGTGGTTCCGGTGGTCGAGCAACAGGGTGCCCGTGTCGGCGTCGGCATCTCGCGCTCGCTGGCGAGCCGCACGAACCGCGCCGCCGGCAACCGCCGCACGCCGACCGACCCGACCGGCAGCGACGCGATCGACCAGTACCACTGCCGCAAGACCGACTACGACTATGCCTGGGGCTATGGCCTGCTCGACGCATGGGCGCACCGGCCCGAGTTCCAGCAGCTCTGCCGCGACGCCGTCGTCGTGCAGAAGGCCGAGGATGTGATCACCATCGGATTCAACGGCGTCAATGCGGCGGCGGAGACCAATCGGGTCACCTATCCACTGCTCCAGGACGTCAACTATGGCTGGCTCTACAAGATGCGGACCTATGCCCCCGCCCGCGTGATGAGCCACGGGTCCAAGGACGACCTCAAGGTCTACGTATCCGACGTCGGCACGGCCGACTATGTCAATCTCGACGCGCTGGTCTTCGACGCGATCCAGAACCTGCTACACGAGCGGTTCCGCACGGCGACCGACCTGGTCGTGATCGTCGGCTCGGACCTGGTGCACGAGAAATACTTCAAGATCGTCTCGGAGGCCGGCGACAAGGCGACCGAACAGGTCGCGCGCGACATCATCCTGTCGAGCCGCCAGCTCGGCGGCAAGCCGACGATGCAGGTGCCGTTCTTCCCGCCGAATGCGATCCTGATCACCAGCCTCAAGAACCTGTCCTACTATTGGCAGATCGGCACCGCGCGCCGCGCGATCAAGGATGAGCCGGCTCTCGACCAGATCGAGAACTATGAGAGCATCAACGACGCTTTCATGGTCGAGGAATACGGCAAGGCCTGCCTGATCGAGAACATCCAGCTCGGGCCGAAGGCGCCTTAAGCCTTCCGCCCTGCCCCCGTCCGCCCTCACTCAACAGGATCGATCATGAGCCCAGCTCGCCTCCATCGGGAACGTCACGCCGCCACTGCGACGTCCACCGACCCACAACCGATCGCATCTGAGAGCGAGGGCGGGCACGCCGACATCCCGGCGGCGCCCCTGCCCTTCACGATGACGCCCGCCCGCGCCGCACGGGACCGCGCGCTCGCGCAGTCCGTCGCCGCACCCGTCGCAGAACCCGCACCGGAGTTCGACCCGGGCACCGCGGCCGAGCGCGCGACCGCGCAGATCAACCTGCGCCTGCAGACCGATCTGCGCCGCCTGCGCGATATTCAGTCGATCGAGGCGAAGATCGAGGCGAAGCGCGAAATGCTCCCGCACTACGCCGCCTGGGTCGAAGGCCTGGTCGCCGCCGGCACCGGCCTTGAGGAAGACGTGCTCCCCACAGTCATGATCTGGCGGATCGACACGGGCGACTTCGATGGCGCGATGGTGCTGGTCGAGCATGTCCTCGCCCACGGCCTGTCACTGCCCGCGCGCTATGAGCGTTCGGCCCCGGCATTCATCGTTGAGGAGATCGCCGGCGCAGCGCTCCGGATTCAGCAGGCGGGCGAAGCCTTCTCCTTCCCGATCCTCGCCCGCGTCGCCGAGCTGACAGCAAATGCGGACATGCACGACGAGATCCGCGCAAAGCTGCACAAGACGATTGGCCTCGAGCGGTTGCGCGTCTCCGAAGACGAAGCCGAAGGTCCGGTGATGCGCTCGGCCCAGGCCACCGCCGCGCTGGCCGAGTTCAAGCGGGCGCACCAGCTCAATGAGCGTGTCGGCGTCCGCGACCGGATCAAGAAGCTCGAAAGGCTGCTCGCCCCGCCCACCAATCCGCCGGCCAAATCCGGCTAACCCGCTCGCCCCCCGGCGTCGGGGGCGGATCGCGCATGGCGGGAGGGGCCTCGTGCCTGAGGGCCGCCAGTGACCCGATCCCCACCCCCGAAACTCTCCTGAGGATTGCCATGCTCGCTCTGATTATCAGTCTCGTCGGCGCGCTGGTGATGCTGGCAAGCCTGTTGCTGGTGGCGCTCGGTATCGCCGGCACCTTCGTGACCGCGCCCAGGCTCGGTGGCAATATGTTCGATCGTCCCGCCTGGCATTGGCTCGGCCTTTCGATTGGCACCCTGACGATCGGGTTCACGCTCTACTTTGCCACCGCCTGCGTCATTGGCTGGGCGGTCATGCAATGAGCTTCGTCTTCGACAGCACGCCGACCCCGCCCGTCGCGCCGGCACCAGAAACGCCGATCACCAACGATGGCTGGTATCCCGATGTCGAAACCGCGGAGATCCGCAAGGAGATCAAGGTTCGGGAAGCCGTGACCCCGGAGCGGCTGCGCGGCGCCATCGTGCGCGCGATCATCACCGTGAACCGCCAGCTCACCGCGTGGAAGTCGGCCCATGTCGCCGGCGGTTACGTCGCGCTCGCCAATGTGCCCGCCGACCAGATCGACGGGCAGAGCCAGCTCGTGCTGCTCTATCTCACCGCAATCGCGGCGGCCGCGAAGGTGGAGCTGGTCGAACGCTATCGCGACACGGACCTGACCGGGGCGGGACAGCGCCAGGTCGACGAACTTGATCCGGCGATCGGCGAACTGCGGCGCGACATGATCCACGCCGTGCGCGATCTGCGCGGCGAAGGCCGCACCGTCGTGGACCTGATCTGATGGCGGACGTCATCCATGCTCGCCAAGGCGACACTCTCGACGGCCTGCTCTGGCGCGAACGCCGGTTGGGCCACACCGCGCTGCCCGCCGTCCTTGCCGCGAACCGCGGCGTCGCCGGCCTTGGCGCCGTGCTCCCGACCGGAACCCCGATCGAGGTGCCGCCTGTCGCGGCCACCGCGCCCGTCACCCGCGACGTCGTCCAACTCTGGAGTTGATATGGAAAACAAGCTTCATGCCGTGGTCGAGGCGCTCCTGACGCTCCTCTCGGGCCTTGCCCCCGGCGCGATCGGCGCCGCGGTCGGCATGGCCTGGAAACAGGGTCTCACCTGGCGCGAGCGCTTCGTGCAGCTCGCCGTCGGGATCGTGGTGAGCTGGTTCGCCACCCGCGCGATCGGCGCGCTCTGGCCGCTTTGGTTCAATGGGCTGGCCGATCCATTCGTACTTCAGGCGATCGCCTTCACCTTCGGCATGATCGCATTTGAGGCCACCCCTCGCTTCATCACCGGATTGTCCGACGTCATCGGCGGACTGCCTGCGCTGATCCGCGACCGCTTCATCGGCAAGGGAGGCAAGTGATGCGCCGCATCGACCTGATCGTCATCCATTGCGCGGCGACGCCCGAGGGCCGCGACGTTACCGCCGCCGATATCGATCGGATGCACCGCCAGCGCGGATTCCGGAAGATCGGCTATCACTATTTCCTGCGGCTCGATGGCACGCGGGAGGTTGGCCGCGCCGAAGACGAGGTCGGCTCGCACGTCCAGGGCCACAACGCCAATTCGATCGGGATCTGCTACGCTGGCGGCGTCAATGCGAAGGGCAATGCCACGGACACGCGCACGCCCGAACAGCGCGCCGCGCTTCGGGCGCTGATCCTCGAGCTAAAGGTCCGCTACCCGAACGCGCGGATCTGCGGTCATCGCGACCTGTCGCCCGATCGCGACGGCGACGGACAGGTCGAGCCGCATGAGTGGCTGAAGGCCTGCCCGTCCTTCGACGTCGCCGCCTGGCTCAAGGAGGAGGGGCTATGATCAAGCTGCTCACCGGCGGCGCCAGGGCGCTGCACGGCATTCTCGGCACGAGCTGGTACGTCCTCCTGGCGCTCACGGCGGTGGCGGGCTGGTTCTATGCCGACGCACGCCGCGCCCGCGCCGATCGTGACGCCTGGGCGGCATGGGGCACCCAGCTTTGCGCCTTCACCGGCACGTCCCCCGACGCCACCACGGTCGAGGTATCGACCGACAAGGGCAAGCGCCGCGTCAAGAAGGCGCGCGGCCAAATCTGCATTGAGGCGGTGCAGGATCTCGCGGCCTTCAAGGCTCAGACCAACGCGAGAACCGCCGACCTGCTCGCCAAGGCGCAGGCTGAGCGCGACGCGAAGGCGGCGGCCGATGTCGCCACCGCCTCCCGCAACGCGACGGATCGCGCGCGCGCCACCACGAAAATGGAGAAGCTCGATGATCGGATCGGTCAGGATGATCGCGTTGATGGCGATTGGTTTGCTGGCATCAACGACCTTGGCGGGTTGCGCTAGCACCGTCGAGCGCGCCGCGCCCCAGATCGTCGCGGTGGCGGTGAAGGAAACGCCGCCGGCGGATCTGCTCATCTGCCCTACCCCGGCGGCGGCGTTCCCGACCAATGTCGCGGCAACAATCCCCGATGCCGTGCGCGCGCCGCTTAAGGGGTTGGCGCTCCGCTATCGTGACCTGTTCGATCGCAACCTTCGCCTGGTCAACTGGATCGCGCCCGGCACCTGCCCGACGCCGGCAGCGACGCCGAAGGATTAGGCGTGCTCCACAAGCCGAACTCGCTGCGTAGCCTGCTCCTGGCCAAGGTGCCCGCCTTGCAGGAAAACCCGGACCTGCTCTCGATGTTCATCGACAAGGGCAAGGTGGTGTCGCGGGCGACCGGCTCGCTCTCCTTCCAATATCGCTACACGCTGAACCTGGTCGTGCAGGATTACGCCGGCGACGTCGACGCGTTGATCCTGCCCATACTGTTCTGGATCCAGCGGGAAGAACCCGAATTGCTCGAGCGCGCGCCCCATGAACCGCTCACCTATGAGTCCGAAATCCTCGACGCCGCTTCGGCGGACGTATCGATCTACCTTGAGCTGTCGGAACGCGTCCTGGTCGAATGGAGCGAAGCGCATGGCAAGTTCGCTGCCACCCACCTTGGCGATGGCTATCCGGCGCCCGCGTTCGACGCCGCCGGCGCAGCGCTTCAACAGATCCTGATCGACCCGGACCCTTCGGTCTGATGCCGGAGAACGGCCTCGAGCGGATCGAAGAGCTATGCGGCGCCATGCTGCGTGGCCTGTCGGCCGGCGAGCGCCGCGGCCTGCTCCGCAATGTCGCGCGCACCATCGCCGCCTCGCAACGCGATCGCATCGCCCGCCAGCTCGCGCCCGACGGCTCCAGCTTCGCGCCCCGCAGGGAAAAGCAGGCCGCGGCGCCTGGTGCCTATCCCCTTCGCTTCCTCTATCCCAAGGGCGCGACCGAGCCGCGCCTGGTCACCATGGCGAGTTGGGTCCGCCAGGGGCCATTGATCACCGGTTTCGACCAGGAGGCCGGCGCGATCCGCAGCTTCTTCTGGGACAAGGTCGCTAAATGGCTTCCGACGTCAGACCTAGCCGGATCCAAGGGACGACTTCGCCGGCGCGGATCGATTCGCCAGCGCGCCATGTTCCGCAAACTGCGCGGCGGCCGCTTCCTGCGCAGCGGCGCGACCGAGAATGAAGCATGGATCGGCTTCAGCGGCCGCGCGGCCGAAATTGCGCGGGTGCATCAGGAGGGACGCAGCGATCGTCCGTCACCGCGGGCGCGCGCAGTGCGCTACGCGAAGCGCGAGCTGATTGGGCTCTCAGAAATTGAAAGGGAGGTGCTAATCACAGCACTGCTAGATCACGTCACAATGGGCACCGGCTGACTAGAACTGAACGCTTCCCCACGGGACCTGCGGCACTACTCGCCAGAGCATCGCTACCGTGACCCCACCGAACAGAAGCCAAGACAGCCAGGTGTCCTTAAACTTGAACGCGATCCGTTGCGTTCTGTGAACCGCTGATCCGACTCTTCGGAACTCGCTAGTAAGTCTATCGAGTTGACCCCCGTCCTCCTCTATAGCTTGCTTCAAGGCAGGGATGTCGGCTGCAATCTTTGTCATCGCTTGCTGAAGAATTGTTTGGTCATGGGTTCGTTGCCGCATCACTTCATTATATGGCCCAGCCAGATTCCGTTTCAGTATTTCTTCAAACGGCTTCTCAAATTGCTTCACGTATGCCGCGAATGCTGATTTGCTTCCAAATACATTAGAGTCGAATGGGAGGTGATCCATCGTCTTTAGCAGCATCATAGGCTCATCCAACGCAGGCCGAAGCTTCTCGACGATTCTATCGATCTCAAGCTGGGCGTCCCTTACCCCAGCTCGGTCCAAGTCAATAAACACGCGATCCAACTCGCTGGCGCGTTTCTCAAGACTACGTGTTAGCCCGGCCAGAGCGTCCACCCGGGAACGTAGACCACGAACGATATCCTCATCCTCAACGGCAACGAGCACATCGCTGTTGCGGATCTTGGACAGCGCATGCTCGACATAGAAGTCGTAACCGAACATCAACGCTGCGAGCCATAGGCCGACAAAGCCCAGGGCACTCGCGAGTTGCGCCTCCTCTCCAAATCCGGGAATGTGAATCTTCGCCGGTGCAGCGATAGTGAGCACGAGAAGGAGCGTGACGGAGAATAGGTAGTTTCTTCGAGTCGCGTGATAGCGCTCAGAAAGTCGCATCTCGACTGATTTGTTGACCGCCACTTCCGCCCCTCTTCTGACGCCATCTGAGGAACTGCCCTAAGGCTAGCCTCGCATCAATTGCGATTTGCTGACGGCGTCGCTTGTAGAGATAGTCTCTACAGGCTTCGGCCCTAGCCCCCCATCCCTCCGGGCCGCGACATGGCGCCGATGTCCGACACCGCCGCCAGCTCCTCCGCCGTAGATCTGTCGCGCCTCCCGGCGCCGACAGTGATCGAGCAGCTTTCGTACGACGTCATCTATGCGGCAAATCTCGCACTCGCGGAAAGCCTGATCGACGGCTGGGACGCGATCGTCTCTGCGGATCCCGCCGTGAAGCTGCTCGAGGTCTGGGCCTATCGCGAACTGTTGCTGCGCGGCGAGTTCAACGATCGTGCCCGCTCGCTGATGCTCGCCTATGCCATGGGCGCGGATCTCGATCAGATCGCGCTGCGCGTCGGTGTGTTCCGCCAGGTCGTCAACCAGGGCGATCCCGGCAACGGCGTCGATCCGACCTATGAGGACGACGACTCCCTTCGTCAGCGCATCGTGCTCGCCGCAGAAAGCTTCTCCTGCGCCGGTCCCGAGCTGGCCTATGTCTTCCATGCGAAGAGCGCTCACCCCGATGTGCTCGATGCCAGCGCAACCTCCCCCGCCCCCGGAGAGGTCAGGGTCAGCCTGTTGTCGCGTACCGGGGACGGGACCGCTCCCGAAGCGACACTGGCCGCGGTCGCAGCCGTCCTGACCCCCGTCGCCGGCAACCGCATCCGCCCGATGGGCGACCTAGTGACGGTCGTATCGGCCGAGATCGTCGAGTTCGCGATCGCCGCCACAGTCTACACCTTTGCCGGCCCCGATCGCACCGTCGTGCTGCAGGCCGCACGCGACCGCCTCGACGCCTATCTCGCCGAGAACCGCAAGCTCGGCCGCAACATCAACGATTCCAGCATCAAGGCCGCGCTGACCGTCCCCGGCGTTCAGCGCGTGGTGCTGCCCGGCTGGGCGGACATCGTCTGTAATCTCACTCAGGCCGCCTGGTGCACCGGCATCGTCATCACGCACGGCGGCTATGACGACTGAGTCGAACCTGCTTCCCCCGAACGCGACTGTGCTCGAGCGTGGCCTCGCGGCGGTGACGGCCCGCGTCTCCGACGTACCTCTCCCCCTATCCGAACTATGGGATCCGGCTAGCTGCCCGATGCCGCTGCTCCCTTGGCTAGCCTGGGCGCTGTCGGTCGATAGTTGGGACCCGGAATGGGCCGACGCCACCAAGCGCGCGGCCGTCGCCAACTCGATCGCCGAACATCGCATCAAAGGTACGCGCGCATCGGTCGAAGCGGTGATGGCCCGGTTCGACAATCTGCTGCAAATCGTCGAGTGGCATGAGACCGCACCGCGGGGCACCCCGCACACCTTCGATGTCATCCTCCCGCTCGTGCTTGCGGACGGCTCGGCCCCCGGCGGGCGGCGAGCGACCGCAGCCTTTGCCGAGCAACTGATCGCGGAGGTCGCGCGGACCAAGCCGCTACGCGAGCACTTCACCCTGGTTCAGAAGCTCACGGCCGAGGCGGCGGTCGGGATCCAGGGCGCTTCGCGTGTCGCTGGGCTCGTCCGCGCGCCGATGGAGATCACGATCAACGAAAGCCAGCCTTGGCAAAGCCTGCTCCAGGACGAGAACGGCGAACCGCTACAGGACGATGCAGGCAGCTTCCTGGATGAAACGCCATGACCGCGCTCCCGCTCATCATCACCACGGCGGGCCTCGCCCGCTTCACCGCCGCCCAGATCGATGATGACATCGATCTCGGCATCACCAGCGTCGGCCTGACCGATCAGACCTTCGTCGCCGCACCGACCCTGACCGCGCTCCCCGGTCAGTTCCGTTCGGTCGAGACGGTCTCGGGCGAAGCGGTGGGCGACAATATCGTCCATATGATCGTGCGCGATCCGGCACCGCTCAGCTACGCCGTGCGCGGCTTCGGGCTGTTTCTTCAGGATGGCACGCTGTTCGCCGTCTATGGCCAGGCCGAGCCGCTGTTCGAAAAGGCGGCGGCGGCAACCATGCTCCTCGCCGTCGACATGGCGTTCCCGACCGGCGACGTCAGCTCGATCACCTTCGGCGACACCAACTTCCTCAATCCCCCCGCGACCACCACTCGGGCGGGCGTCGTCGAGCTAGCGACGCCAGCGGAAGCGGTCGCGGGTGAAGATGAGCAGCGCGCCGTCACCCCCGCCGCGCTGCGCGAGGCGCTCGCCGCCGTGATCGGCATCGGCTTCATCAGCATGTGGTACGGCTCGGCCGAGACGGTCCCCGATGGCTGGGCGATCTGCAACGGGCAGACCGTCGCCCGTAGCGACGGCGCCGGCGATATCGTCACGCCGGATCTGCGCGACCGCACAGTGATCGGCGCCGGCGGCGTCCACGCCCAGGGCACCGCGACCGGCGCGTTCAGCAAGACGGTCAACACCGCGAACGGCGGTGAGCACACCCACAACGCAACGGCCGACGCGCACACCCACAACTTCGCTGCCAACGGTGCGACCACCGCGAACGGACCATCGCTGACCCTCGGCACGACCTACAAGACCGAGACCGCCGGCGGCGGCACGGACAAGACGATCAAGGAATTCACCCTGGCGATCAACGGGCCGACGGGTGCGGCCAGCGAGAACAAAGTGACGGTCGAACCCGGCGGCGCCCACGTCCACGCGATCACGATCGATGTCACCCAGCCTTCGCTGGCCCTCCACTTCATCATGCGCATCTGAGGATCGACCGATGGCAAAGATCTCCGCCAAGGATCCCAAGGAAAATCCGGACGGCAACGAATGGGTCGTCATCCTCGACGAGGATGGCGAGGTAAAGCGTGCCCGCATGTCAGGCATCGCCGCAGCCGCGGCCGCCCCTTCGATCGCACTGGCGCAATCCGCCGCGAACGACGCCCTCGCGGCCGCAGCCAGCCTTGGCCCCTTCATCAATCCGCCCGCCGCCGGCACCGCGCCGGCGCGCCTGGGTCAGCCCGTGTTCCTCGAGGTCGATTCCCTCGGCAATCCCGTCGTTCTGCCCGATGAAATTGGCTTGCATGAGCTGGGCAGCGATATCTCCGGCGCGGAGCAGCGCTTGCGCTGTCGTTTCGGTTCGTATGCGGCGGGGGTCCTCCAGTCGGTCTTCGCGATTGAGAAGGGCAACAACACTTATCTCAACGTCGCCCCGCTCGTCGCGCCCGAACCCTCGGAGATTCCGCTCGCCAATCCTGCGACGGGCGCCATCATCGGCTACGTCCCGGTCAGATTGAACCCGAACGGCACCGCAATTGGCGGCTACTTCAACACCACCTTCCCCTATGCGGTTGGCGGCCTCAAAAAGGGGCCGCTGCGCCGCAGTACCGCCAACAAGGCCGACGTCGCTCGCCAGGTGGAGGCCGCACTTACCGCCGAGGCGGACCGTCAGGCCGGCGTCTTCATGTCCTCGGTGCGCACCGCCTATCCGCGCGACCTGTTCGACTGGATCCGCGTCGAAGAACGCCGCCCGGGGCACAAGTACCTGATCAGCAAGATCGAAACGGTGCGCTTCCCCGGCTTCGACCGCATCAGCTTTGTCGTCCGCAATGCGACGATCGGCGCCGATATCGCCGAGGGCGGCTTCTACGTCGTGGCGCCGGGGACGATCGACCTCAACGCCCTCCCGCCCGCCATCCATATGACCAAGGGATCGCTGCCCGGTTCGCATCCGGAGGAGGTCACCGCCGGGGTCAACTGGCCAAAGGTCGCTTGGGGCACCGCCGTCAACAACTACACCTTGCTGTCACAGACCGGGATCGACGAACGCAATTGCCTGTCGCCCGAGGACATGGACGTCTTCCTCGATCGTCCCGATCCGGCTGATGTGCTCGAGGCCGGCGCTGGCAAGGCGCATGCCGGCATCGTCGCGGCGACACATACGCTCTATTCGGAGCCGCTCGCCTCCATCCTCTACAATTTCGCGCCGTCGCACCTCTGCAACTTCTCGCGCCAGGTCGTGACGCGCGTGACCGCGAAGAACCATAAGGAAGCACTGGGCGGCCTGGTGATGGTCGACTACCAGACCATCGAAGGAAACGGTCTCGATACCGTCTTCCATGAGCCTGCGGGCAGCAACAAACGGATCCTGGAGAACACCTTCAGCGGAGGCGTTGGCCGCGCCACGCTGCGCCAGGACAACGCCAATCAATATGGCGTCCACATCGATCGCGCCGGCGGTTCGCCGCACGCGACACGCAACCACTATTACGACCTGCGATGCATCGCTGGGCCGCTCCATACCGTGCCCTTCTTCGGCATCGGCATCTCACCGCGCCAGCATATCCGGTTCAGGGCGATGGAGTGCATCCGTGAGAATGACACGACGACGGCGGCGTTCATCCTGGCGCACAACTCGCCCAACCCCGACGCGGCGGCGACGCTCGAGCTCGATACGGTGACCTGCAACCAGATCAGCGGCTCGGCGATCGCGCTGCTCGGCTCGTTCGGCGGCGATGTCCGCAACACCTGCCTCGTCCGCGACAGCAAGATTCATATGATCTCCGTCGGCTCGACCATGGTGGACGGCTATGCCGGCATGCCGCGCCGCGCCATCCAGCGCGTCCCCTGGGACATCGTCGGCGATGTCAGCGGCGCAGTCACCTTCAGCGATCCGGGCATGTACGTCCTCGCCACCACGCCCGGCGTGTCGATCGACGGCGCGTTGGCCGAGGCTGTGTTTGGCGAGCTGGATCGTCACGGCTTCGGCTGGGTGCTCAACCTCGACGGGTCGAACTACTCGCTGGGCAAGAACATCGGCGACTGCTCGACCGTCAACAAGTCGCTGCAGATCGGGGCGCAGACCTACACTGCCACGACCGATCTGCGCGGCGTCGGCGCCGCCACCATCATCGCCGAGATCAACGCGGCCTGCCCGGCGAACCCGGTGCGCCTGGTGCGGCTGTCGGACCACCTCTACCCGACCGGCATCGGCCACACGATGATGACCCGCAACCGCTCGGGCCTGCTAATTCCGGCCAAGCGCCTGCTCGACGAACGCATGGTCGCCGGCGTGCGCACCCTGGTCCTGGCGGATGGCGCCAGCGATATCGCCGGCATGTCGATCTTCGACATGCCCGACAATGCCGACGACGATATCGTCCGCCATCGCCTGATCGCGGCGAGCTGGTTCACGCAATGGCTCAGCGGTGGCGTGCTGCAGACCGGAACGCTGCCCGCCGGCGAGTTCGGCGTCACCAATGGCGTGCTGGATGTCGATGCAGCAACGAAGCGGGCGGAGAACCTCAATGGCGTAGTTAGGCTGCGCGGCTAGGTTCAGCCTAGTGGCTCCTGCTTTGTATCCAGTTTTCGCATTCCTTCGCCGCCCTTGGGATGGAAGAACAGAACATCTTCGGCGGTAAGGTTCGTTGGCGAGCCTTGCAGGTGTTCCTTCACAGCCAACAGTGCCGTGAAGTCATTCTTCCCGCCTTTGCGGGCCATGCCTGCAACGAACTCGCGATACACATTATCGGGGAGCACAAGGAGCAGCTCGTAGGCGAGCTGCCGCAGCCTGCGAAATGTCTCATCGTCTTCCCCCCCGGACGGCAGAAACGGCCCGACCGCCGCGACCTCTGCAATCTTTGCCGCTTGCTCGCGCATGCGCTGCTCGTAGCGCTGTCGTTCCAACCTCTGATCGAGCCGATGGCCGAACCACTTGTCGAACAAGGTTTTGCCAACTGCGCCAACTACGACGGCTACTACTCCGGCTGGTGAGAACAGGCTGCCCCAATCAATCCCCAACATGATCGCCCCCCTTTGCTAGTGGCGAATGCTACCATTCCCGCTCCATTTTGTAGAATAGGTCTCTACAAGCCCCGACAAAGGCGCGGTGCCCGGCGGCTCGGCAATAACGGCGCGATGAGCGACCCTGCCGATACCCAACGCCTCCTTGGCGACATGCTGCGCCTCGGGACCGTTAAGTCGGTCGACTTTGCCGCAGCCACCTGTCGAGTTCAGATCGGCGATATCGAAACGGGCGACTTGCCCTGGCTGACCGGCGCCGCGGGCGACACGCACATCTGGATTCCGCCCAGCGTGGACGAGCAGGTTCTTGTCCTCGCGCCCGAAGGCGACACCCTCGCCGGCCTGGTCCTGCGCGGTCTCCCCAGCAACGCAAACCCCGCCCCCGGCGACAGTCGCACTGTCGTCCTGGTCTTCGCCGACGGCGCGCGGCTTTCCTACGATCCCGAAGCACAGAAGCTCGACGTCGTCCTCCCTGATGGCGGCACTGCCAAACTGGTCTGTGACGTCGAGATCGACGGCAAGCTCAAGGTCACCGGGGACGTCCAGCTCGACGCGAAGCTCCACGCCGCCGGCGAGATCGCCAGTGACACCGACGTCAAGGCCGATGCGATCAGCCTGAAGGGCCACAAGCACGGACAGGTACAGCCCGGCGGCGGCCAGTCAGGAGCGCCGCTGTGAACGGCATGGATCGCGCCACCGGCAAGCCGCTCTCCGGCATGGACCATCTGCGCCAATCGATCGGCGATATCCTGGGCACGCCGGTCGGGACGCGCGTTTGCCGCCGCGACTATGGGTCGCTGCTGCCCGAGCTGCTCGATCAGCCGATGAACGCGCTGACCCGCGTCCAGCTCTTTGCCGCCACCGCCCTCGCGCTTTCGCGCCAGGAGCGGCGACTGCGTCTGACCCGGGTGGGCATCGCCGGCACAGGTTTCGCCGGGGTGTTTGCCCTCACCATCGCCGGCATCGCGCGTGATGCGACAGGCCACCGCACGCCGGTGAGCTTCACCATTCCCGTCCACGCGCAGCGCGCCCTCTTCCCCGTTCCAACGTCCAACTGAGAGGAAACCCATGACGTTTCAGCACGGAATCGGCGTTACCGAGGTCGCCACCGCGGCGCGATCGGCCGCTATTGTTGCCACTGCGGTCATCGGCCTGGTCGTCACCGGCCCCGCCGCCGATGCCGCTACCTTCCCGCTCAATACCCGCGTGAAGATCCAGTCCTCGGGAATCGTAGATGCGATTGCCAAGGCGGGCGCCACCGGCACGATCCGGAATGCGCTTCAGGCGATTGCCGATCAGGTCCGCGCGCCGATCGTCCTGGTTCGCGTCGCGCCGGGTGTCGCCGCGGGTGAGGTCAGTGAGCAGGAAGCGACCGACAACAACGTCATCGCCGGCCTGCAGCTCCTCCTGGGCGCCGAGGCACAGCTCGGCCTGAAGCCGCGCATCATCGGCGCACCCGGCCTCGATAGTGAGGATGTGGCGGACGAGCTGGCGGAGATCAGCAAGAAACTCCGCGCTTTCACCTATGCCTTTTGCCACGGCGAAACCGTCGCCGCGAAGATCGCCTATCGGGAGAGTTTCGACCGGCGCGAGCTGATGCTGATCGCGCCCGACTTCCTCGCCAAGTCGGGAACGCAAACCGTCAGCAGCTTCGCGATCGGCCGCGCACTCGGGCTGCGCGCGCGGATCGACCAGGAACAGGGCTGGCACAAGACGCTGTCGAACGTGCCCGTTGAGGGCGTGGTCGGCACAACCGAGGATATCAGCTTCGATTTCCAGTCGGTCGATACCGAGGCGAACCAGCTCAACGAAGCCGGCATCACCACGATCGTCAGCATCAACGGGCGGCTCCGCTTCTGGGGCAACCGCACCACTGCGGATCCCGCTGGTACGGACAAGGACTTCGTCTTTGAGGGCGCGACCCGCACCGCGCAGATCCTGGCCGACTCAATTGCGATGGGCATGATCTGGGCGATCGACAAGCCGCTGAACCCCGGCCTCGCGCGCGACATCGTCGAGCAGATCAATGAGACGTTTCGCCAGCTCGCCCGTGCCGGCTTCATCCTGGGCGCAACGGCGTGGTTCGATGCGGACATGAACCCGGTCGACAGCCTGAAGGCCGGCAAGCTGCTGATCCGCTACAAATACACGCCGGTCCCCCCGCTTGAGAATCTCCTGCTCCGCCAGGAGATCACCGACGAGTATCTCGCCGATTTCGCCGAGCTGGTCGGGCTCGCCGCCTGATCGGGCCACCGCTGACACCCTCAATCCTTCGGAGAACCAACCATGGGCCTTCCCCGCGTCCTCACCAAGATGGACACCATCATCGACGGTATCGGCTACATCGGTGAGACCAAGTCGATGAAGCTCCCGCCCCTCGCCCGCAAGTTCGAGACGTGGCGTGGCGGCGGCATGCATCGCGCGGTCAAGCTCGACATGGGCGCCGGCGATGACTTCGATATCGAGCACACCTATGGCGGCCCGATCCGCCAGATCATCCGGCAATATGGCTTGCCGACGCTAACCGGCGTCCAGATCCGCTGGGTCGGTTCGTTCAAGAACGACGATACCGGCGCGACCGACATCATCGAAATCGTGGCGCGCGGCCGTCATGAGGAGATCGACCGCGGGGATCTGCAGGCAGGCGAGATGGGCGACTTCAAGGTCAAGACCGCCTGCGCCTACTACAAGGAGATTTGGAACGGCCGGACCGAAATCGAGGATGACCCGCTTGGCGGGATCCTGATCGTCGACGGCGTCGATCTCATGGCCGCGCATCGCGCCGCCCTTGGCCAGTTCTGAAGGAGCGATCGACGATGGACACGCCTCCCGTAGCGGACAATGCCCCGCTGATCCGCCGCTTCACCCTCGATCACGACGTCAAGGTCGGAGACCAGGTGATCGTTACCGCCGGCACCGAAATCATCGTGCGAAAGCCCGGATCGCCCGAGCTGCGCGGCCTCACGCTGATGGCGCTGTCGCAACTCGACGTGAACGCGCTGCACGAACTCGCGCCACGCATCACCATGCCGGTCATCCACAAGAACGCCGTGCTGGATCCCGCCGATCTGATGCAGTTCGGCGGCGAGGTCATGGATTTTTTGCTGCCGACGGCCGCGAAGCAGGCCTCCTCCCAAACCGGGTAGAGGACGCGATGGCGGATCTGGCGGTCGTCTTCCACTGGCCGCCCTCCGCCATGGCCGCAATGGACCTGGTCGAACTCATGGCTTGGCGTGCCCAGGCCGAACGCCGGATCCGCACCGACAAAAGCTGAAGGCGCCGCGATGGACCGCAATCTCCGTATCCGCATGCTGCTCGAGGCCGGCGACCGCGCGACTAGGCCGCTGCGCGATATCGCCGGCGGATCGGCCAAGGCCGCCCAGGCATTCAAGCTGACCCGTGACCGCCTGCGCGAACTCAACCGCGCGCAGGCGGATATCGGCGGCTTCCGTGAGCTGAAGGCGGGCCTCCGCACAACGGAAGCGGCCATGACGCAGGCACAGGCGCGCGTCGCTGCCCTCGCCCGACAGATCGACGCCGCCGGAACCCCGACCAGGAAGCTCACCGCTGAATTCGCCAAGGCCAAACGCGAATCCGCCGCACTCAAGGCCGAGCATGTCGACCAGTCGATGCGGCTCCAGCAGCTCCGCGATCGGCTCGGCGCCGCGGGCATCGAAACCGGCAAGCTCGCCCAGCACGAACGGCGTCTGCGCGGCGACATCGCCCGCACGAACGAAGAGCTGGCCGAGCAGGATCGCCGGCTGCGCGCGGCGACTGACCGCGCACAGCGTTTCGGTGCGGCCCGGGATCGCTTCGGCCGGGGCATGAACCTGGCCACCGGTATGGCGGCGGGCGGAATGTCGGCGATGGCGACGGGCCAATCGCTGCTGCAGCCCATCACCGGCGCCACCGGCGCTGCGATGGAACATGAGTCCGGCATGACGGACATCGCGCAAAAGGCGAACCTGTCGCGTGAGGCAGCCCGCCAGATGGGTGATACCGTCCTGGAAATCGCGTCCAAGGCGAACCAGTTGCCTGAGGCGATCCGCGCCGGCATCGATACACTGTCGGGCTTCGGCCTCGATCCGCGCCAGGCCGTCGACATGATGCAGCCCATTGGTCGCGCCGCGACCGCCTACAAGGCGGAGATTGCCGACCTGTCCGCCGCTGCCTTCGCCGCCAACGACAATCTCAAGGTACCCGTGGCCCAAACCGGCAAGGTGATCGACATCATGGCCGCAGCGGGCAAGCGCGGCGCGTTCGAGATCAAGGATATGGCGCAGCATTTCCCCGCTTTGTCCGCGGCCAGCCAGGCGCTCGGCCAAAGCGGCGCGCCGGCGGTGGCCGACCTTGCCGCCGCGTTGCAGATCGCCCGCAAGGGTGCCGGATCGTCCGAGGCGGCGGCAACCAATGTCGCCAACCTGCTGCAAAAGATCAGCTCTCCCGCCACCGTGCGCGCGTTCCAGAAGAACTATGGCGTCGACCTGCCCGCGGCACTCAAAATGGCCTACGCGCAGGGCAAGACCCCGCTTGAGGCAATCGCGGAGCTGACCAACAAGACGCTCGGCGGCGATCTGTCCAAGCTTGGATACCTGTTCGAGGACGCCCAGGTTCAGGGTGCGCTTCGACCACTGATCCAGAACCTCGAGGAGTATCGCCAGATCCGCGCCGAGGCCGGCGCCGCCGGCGGCACGACCGACGCCGATTTCGCCGAACGCATGAAGGATGCCGCCGAACAGTCCCGCCAGTTCAACACGGAAATGCAGGGCGTCTCCATCACCATCGGCACCTTGTTGCTCCCCTCAGCCATCAAGCTGGCTCAGAAGGTCGGCGGTGCCGCCAAGGCGTTCGCGAGCTGGGCGCGCGCCAACCCCGGCTTTGCGAAGGGGATGGCAATCACCGCCGCGCTGCTCGCCGGCTTGTTCGTCGTGCTGGGCGGCGGCGCGATCGTCATCGCCGGCCTGGTCGCGCCATTCTACGCGCTCGGCGCGGCGGCCGCATTCCTCAACATCGGGATGCTGCCACTCGTCGGGATCGTACTCGCGGTGGTCGCGGCAATCGCGCTGCTCACGGGTGCAGTCTACCTGATCTACAAGAATTGGGGCGCGATCACCGGCTTCTTCTCGCGCGTTTGGCAGGGCATCAAGTCGATTGTGAGCGCGGGGATCTCCGCGCTCGGCCAGGTCATCATGAACTTCACCCCGGTCGGCATGTTCATCCGCGCCTTTACGGGCGTGATGGCCTTCCTGCGCGGCCCCCTGCCCGGTCAGATGATGGAGGCGGGCCGCAACCTTATTCAGGGCTTGATCAACGGCATCACCGGGATGCTCGGCGCGCTCTACTCCACCATCGTCAACGCGGCGACGTCGGCCGCCAACTGGTTCAAGAAGAAGCTCGGCATCCAGTCCCCCTCACGCGTCTTCATGGGCTTTGGCGGCTTCATGATGGAAGGGCTGGCGAACGGGATCGATCGCGATCGGGATCTACCGATCCGGCGCCTGACCTCGCTCTCCCGCGATATCGGTAGCGCCGTGGCGCTCGGCCTGGCTGTGCCAGCGGTCGCCGGCGGCGCGGGAGCGCCTGGTGCATCCACCGCGAATAGCGCGCCAGCGTCTGCGAACGCGGTGACCACTGGCGACACGTACGAAATCCACCTCCACGCGACGCCCGGCATGGACGAAGCAATGCTCATGGAGAAGCTGCGCCGGCTTCTTGCGGATATCGAGCGGCGCAAAAAGGGATCAGGCTTCGGCGACAACCCTGACTGGGACGAACACGCATGATCCTGATGTCGCTGGGCATGTTCCCCTTCCATGTGCCGACGCTGGCCTATGACGAGCTTCAGCGGCGTGCCGACTGGCGGCATGAGCGCAGCAAGCGCGTCGGCGCGCGCGATGCTGTCCAGTTCGTCGGCCCGGGCAACGACACCATCTCAATCAGCGGCGCGGCCTATGCGGAATTGTCGCAAGGTCGCGCCTCGCTCGACGAGCTGCGCGATATGGCGAACACCGGCGAGCATTGGCCGCTGGTCGATGGCGCAGGCCGCGTCTACGGCTCCTACGTCATCACCGCCATCGACGAACGGCATAAGCATATGTTCGACGACGGCACGCCCCGCCGCATCGACTTCGCAGTCGACCTGCTCTGCGTCTACGAGGAATGAGCGCCAACATCCCCGATTTTCGCCTGACCGTGGGCGGACAGGATCTGCGCGGCGCGATCTTCGATGCCGCCGCCAAGCTGCTCGACATCACCGCCAAGGTGCGCCCGCGCCTCATCTCGCTCACCTTGACCGAGAAACGCGGCGATGAGGCCGACCAGCTCGAGCTGGTGCTCGACGACGCCGACGGCAAGCTTGAGATGCCCAGGGCCGGCGCGGTGCTCACACTGCAGCTCGGCTGGGCGCAGGGCCGCGACGTGACGCCGGGCCTGGTCGATAAGGGCAGCTTCAAGGTCGATGAGATCGAGCATAGCGGTCCGCCCGACCAGGTGCGCATTACCGCGCGATCGGCCGACTTCACCAGCGAGCTGAAGGCGCGCCGGGAAAAGAGCTGGCACGATACGACACTCGGCGCCGTGGTGACCGAGATTGCCGGGAAGAACGGACTGCAGGCGCGCTGCGCGCCCGCCCTGGCGTCGATCCAGCTCAAGTCGGTTGTTCAGAGCCGGGAAAGCGACATGGCCCTGATGCGCAGGCTCGGGCGTGAGCACGACGCCGTCGCCACGATCAAGGGCGGTTCCCTGATCCTCGCCCCGATCGGCGAGGGGCAGAGCGCTTCGGGCAAGCCGCTAGGGGAAGTCACGCTCCGCCGGCGGGATGGCGATCGGCACAGCTACCGCCTGTCCAAGCGCGATGACGCGGGCGGCGTTACCGCGAGTTGGCACGATCGCGGCGAGGCGAAGAAGAAGCAGATTACCGTCGGCAAGGAAGACGGCGCGAAGAAGCTGTCCCGAACCTACGCCACCGAGGCACAGGCCCGCTCCGCAGCGAGGGCGGCTTCAGCGCGCAGTGCTCGCCAGGCCGCAACGTTCGACTATTCCCTCGCGCTCGGCCGTGCAGACCTGATGCCCGAGCAGAAGGTCACGGTGAGCGGGTTCAAGGCTGAGATTGACGCAACGCCGTGGTTGGTCGGAGAGGTAGCCCATAGCGTGAGCGACCGAGGATTCACGACGTCGCTCAAGCTCGAGCTGACCGACTAGTCTAGTCATTACGCCTCCGTCTTAATACGCTACACTAGACGCATGACGATTCTTCAATGTCCGAGCTGCAGCACTCGATACGTTGTGCCGGACAACGCGATTCGTCCCCCTGGACGGCAGGTTCGTTGTTACAAATGCAAGTCCATGTGGTTCGAACCCAAGAGCGACTCACCTCCCCCGGACCTCACCTCAGTTCGAAAGAACCTTTCACGCGCCGATCTCAAGCCTGAAATCGGTCCGCTGGATACCGAGGTGCATGAAGGGCAGCTTACATTGAGCAACGATACTTCGGTGGTCTTGGACCCCGTTGCCGAAGCCATCAGGCTCGACTGCGCCGACGATGCCGATCGCCTGTGTATCCGACTTCATGGAAGCAATATCGGCGAGACCTTCTTGCGGAAGCTCAACGCCACACATCAATGCCTGAAGCAGCCCATGACACAATCGAGCGCGGTTCGGATCGGTTGCCATCTTCATACCCTGACCACGATGTTGCCTGCACTGAGTCAACGCTTGGACGAGCTGCTCGTGGCCGAGATCGTCGGCTTCGCGGACAACGTCCGACGCCTGCTCAGTCGCTTTGAAGGGTGGGAGAAGTTCCTGAAACAGAGCAATCGTGTCGAAGAGATTTCAAACGACGCCCGAATGGCAGCGCACCGCGCTCTGGAGATTATCAAGGAACAGACCGATTCAATCGTACGGCCGGACCTCAAGCAGGCGATCGAAGAGCAGCTGCAGAGCGATGGTGCGATACCCGATCAGCTCAGCTCGTTCGGCCTGCTTCGCAGCGCCAGCAATATCTACAAATCGATTGCGCGGATGATCTCCGCGCGATTGGCGGGCATCCAATCGGCCACAACCCAGGCATTCGACAAGGGAACGGGCGCGCTGGTCGGCGGTGGTGCCGTTGTCGGACTAGTCGCCCTTGCCTATGAGCCGCTCAAACTCCTGCTCGGCAAGCACCCAGGGGAGTTTGGTTGGGTAAAGCCATTGCTCGACGCGCTACAGGTCCTGAGGAACCTGGTCCTCTAACGAGCTGTCAGCGCCCGGGCGCGCCTAGTCGCGTTCCTTCTTGCGCGTTAGCAGGTTCGATATCGCAAGCGACAGCACGCCAACGGCCAGCGCGCCCAATTGGGCTTTTCACTCCAACGCTTACCGCGAAGGCCTGTCCTCAAGATACTTGGAGACGTTTATCGCGTACGCAGCAACAATCCGCGACTCTTTTAGCAAATTGAACGGCCCGCCCGCGCCCATTTTAGACACACCAACTTCGTAGCCAGTTTCTAGATACTTTGCGAACCTTTTGACACCCTTTGTGTTCACAGACCTAGTTGCCTCACTTGGCGGATCATCGACTCGAACATCCTCCAGAAAGAAATGATCACCCGGCAATCCCTTTACATGAAATGGCAGTCCGTATCTTGCTACGAACCGCTTCAATACATCTAACGGAGTCGCAGCATTGGTTAGGTCAATTGCCTCCGGGTCAATTCGATAGATGCCCGCAACACGTAAGGTGTCCTTTGTGCGCTGTGCATCCAATAGGTACCAGAATGCTGATTTCTCGGTTCGAACCCACTTCATAATCAGCGTTAGGCCCGTAGCGCTATTCGAAAGCGGGCCTGTTCCGGTTATATGCTGAACCTCGTCAGCCTCTCGAATGACTCTCTCGATAACGCTTTTGGCTTCCTTCATTTCACGAAGGATGCCGTCAACGATATGAATTTTGTAAGCACCAAGGGGAAGCTGCCCCTTCTGCCCTAGATTTTCCGCCACCTCTTTCAAGTCTCGCCCAGCAGACGCAATTCGCGTCACCTCAAGCGACAGTATCTCGGTGATACGAGTCTTGGTCCTCGACGAGTTGTCAGAGTCATCAATTTCCAGCCGATGCCGAACCTCATTGATAAGTTCGGTGACTTCTTCAGGATAACTCTGCGGAATCGACGGCGGTACGTCCAACCCATGCGATAGGATAGCTTCGGCCAGGATGGCCTTCGCCTTCGGCGGCTCAAATCGATTCAGGGTGCTCAACGACATATCATTGGCTCGATCACATCAAACTCGCTGTCGAGTAGATTGGGTACCACATACTCGGGGGCGGCGCTCGCGCGTTCCGACCTGGGTACGGCGAGGACCTTAGCGGCGATCGGCGCAAAGGGGATAGCGTAGATCACCGGCACCCAGTCATCGATCGTAGTCCGGTCGACAAACGTAACGATCTCCTCAAACTCATACTCGGATATAGTGCCGCTTGCGGACAATTTCAGCGCGACACCCTTCAGCGTCGCCTTTTGGCTGGCGACTTTTGCATTGTGCTCATCGCGCCGGACGACGGCGGCGTGCTGCTCCCGGTAGATCGATACCGGGTCAGATGAGGGTGGCTGCTGGGAGCTGAGGGAATAACGTCCTAGCGCTGATGCATCAAAGGCCGGACTGCACCACACATAATGGTAGCCGAAATACTGCCTCGAGATCGTGTGAACAACACGGTTTGAGGTTGACCACATCATCAATGGCGCTTCGCGAAACTGCGCGACTGGCCACGGAGTCACCGGTGTACTCGAAAGAGTGGTTGAGGGAGGCGGCCCGCTCACACCGCTTAGCCCTCTTCCAATGTTGGAAACGCGCCGCGATGAGAACGTGCAGAGAACAACGAATCGAACCGAGAACGAATGAACGCACCCGTCTTCCGGCTCACGCCTGGTTGTGAATTGGCCTGCCCCCGGTGCGATGTCATGTGTGCGGTTCTGGCGGCGACGCGGGACGATCTGTGGCGCGAACTTGAGGATCTGCACCGGCTTCGCGCGCTTCGGCCGTCGCGGGTGCGGGCATCAGATCTTGAAGCTGCGCGAGACCAGTTGGCAGCCGCCGAGCGAGAGTTCGAGCTAGCTCGGCCACGGTCAAATCCCGATCGAGCGGCCGCAACAGCCCTTCGAACATCCGCGTCAACGCGGCTTCACTAGGTAGCGCAACCTGCATCGTGATCAGTTGGACGGGCAGAGGTGTTGGGGCGACATAACCTTCATCGGGATCATCGACTTCTCCCTCCAAGTATGCCGGCGTGGTCAGCAACACACGCGCAAGCTGTACCAACTTGGAGGTATTGCGGGTTTCGCCGTGGATAAGCTTCCCCACCGCCTGCTGAGAAATGCCCAGGGCTCTCGCTATCGCGCTCTGTGATGTGCCGATCGCGTCGATGCGCGCTGCAATGCGGTCGCCCCTTATCATGCGTAATACCTACAACTTAGGTTGTTGCCCCAAAGGGAAGAATGGTTGTTGACCATCCACAACTTTGGTTGTAGCTGATTGTCATGGTCGAGCACCTCACCCCTATCGACGCACTCAAACACGCTATCGAGCATGTCGGCTCTCAGGCCGCATTTGCGCGCGTTTGTGGAGTGACGCAGGCAGCGGTTTGGAAGTGGATATCCGGCGGGAAACCGCTCCCGCCGCAGCACGTGATCGCCGTTGAAACGGCAACAGGGGTGTCCCGCCACCAACTCCGTCCCGACATCTACCCTCGCGACACCATCGCCACCGGCTCCTCTTGTCCCGGTGGCCTCGTATCCGACGGCGCACCGGTCGTCGCGTGCGATCGGGGCGCCGTTTTGCACCCAACAGCGGGGCGCATATGACACTCGCTCGCGCGCCCCTCTCCTTCCCAAAGGCGATCAGCACGATCGCAGGGACGTTAGGTTATCCACGCATGGCCGCGATCGTTGGCCGCAGTGAACGGCTCGTGCGCAAATGGTCGCACCCGCTGGCCAAGGCACACCCAACCGTCGCCCAGGGCGTCGCACTGGACGCGGCCTTCGTTGAGGCCGGCGGCGAATGCGCGCCGATCTCTGACACCTATCTCCAGCTCCTTGACCGCGAAGTCAGTGAACGGGTCGCCAATCGGCTCGCCCTGACCGTCGCGGTCGCAACGGCAGCGAAGGAAAGCGGTGAGGCCATCGCGGCCGCGCTCGCGGTCACACATCCCGGCGCCGGGCCTCGTGAGGTCCATCGCGCCGAAACCGAAATTGAAGAAGCCCAATCGTCGATGGCGGTCGTCGGTCGGCATCTCTCGAACTTCCATACCCATGGCGCGGGGCCACGGGTGGAAAACGCGGAGGGGTCCATCCCATGACTGCCAAGAAGCCGAGACTACCCGGCATCCACTGCCCGCATTGCGGCGCGCGATCGATCGTGCGTGACAGCGTGCAGGTGACACCGATCGTGCGCGAGCTGCGCCTGGTCTGCGACGACGTCGATTGCGGCCACACCTTCGTCGCGCAGTTGAGCGTCATTCGCACAGTGCGGCCCAGCGCGCGGCCGAACCCCAACATTCACCTGCCCGTCGGGAATTGGGCGCCGCCGCCGGCGAACGACGACGCGCCCGCGCCCGCCAATGATGAGCGGCCGCCGGCGGCCGAAGACCCGACGCGGGCCGCTCCGTTGAGCGGCTGACCTCCAACCCGCGCCATTCCGGCGCCCTGATCGAACCAACCACCCGGTCGCGACGCGCTTCCGGGAACGCCCTCCGCTTGCCCGAAAGAACCGACACCCGCGATGCGCGACGATTTGCTCACCGAAGTGCTCAAGCGCCTGAAGGCCGATTACGGCTTCAAGGACAAGGGCGCGTGGCTGCAGGAGGGGAAGTGCGGCAAATGCGGAAAGCGTGAGGCCTATGCCCGCGCCGACGCGCCCTGGGTCATCAAATGCGGCCGCGTCAATCGCTGCGGCGAAGAGAAGCACGTCAAGGAGCTGTACCCGGAGATCTTCGACAACTGGTCGAAGCGGCACAAGCAGACACCCGAAAACCCCCACGCCGCCGCCGACGCCTATCTCTCATCCGCGCGCGGCTTCAACCTTTTGGGCCTGCGCGGCGCGTATACGCAGGAATGGTATCGCGATCAGGATCTGGGCATCGGATCGGCCGCGGTGCGCTTTGCCCTGCCCGGCGGCGGGCATTGGCAGCGGCTGATCGATCAGCCTGGACGCTTCGGGAAGAAGAAGGCCGTCTTCTCCTACGGCTCCAGCTATCGCGGTCATTGCTGGATCTATCCCGGCGTCACCATGCGCGATCTGGCGCTCGCGGACGAGCTGTGGATTGCCGAGGGCATCTTCGACACGATCGCGCTGGTGCAGTCCGGCAACGTCCGGGCCGTGTCGTCGCTCACCTGCAACGCCTATCCCGAACACTTCCTGGCCGAACTGCGCAAGGTGTGCGGCGAGCTGAACCTTGCCGGGCCGCGCCTGATCTGGGCGTTCGATGTCGGCCGCGCCGGGGTCAACTACACGCGCAAGTTCCACAAACAGGCGACGAAAGACGGCTGGCGCTCCGGCGCGGCGCAGGTCCGCCCCGATGGTGAGGGCGAGAAGCTCGATTGGAACGACCTGGCGCAGCGCGACAAGCTGACGCCCGAGGATCTCGCCACCTATCGCTGGAACGGTGAGGTCACCATCGCGCCGACGGCCACGGCCAAGGCGCTGTTGATCTACGAGCGGGAAAAGCTCGCCAATTTCCCCGTCACATTCGGCGGGCGCCAACTCTGGGCGACGTTCTCGATCGAGCGCATCCAGGGCGAGCTGGCGTCGATGCTGGAAAGCACCGACCCCGAGCTGGAGTATTTCAAGACCCTCCCATTCGATCAGCAGTGGCACAAGGCGGCCGAACGCGCGGTTGAGATCGAGGAGGTCGCAAACTGCACGTTCCGCACCCTCTATTACCAGCGCGACCCGAACCTTGAGGAAGGCGCATACTTCCTGCGCGTCGACTTTCCGTCGGATCGCGCCACGGTGAAGGCGACATTCTCCGGCGCTGCCTGCGCGGGATCCGCGGATTTCATGAAGCGGCTCGCTTCGGTCGCACCTGGCGCCCTGTGGACCGGCAATCAGTTCCAGATCGTGCGGCTGATGCAGCGCCAATGGGCGAACATTCAGGTTGTCGAGGCGATCCAGTTCACCGGCTACTCGATCGACCATCAGGCATGGATCTTCGGCGATATCGCCGTGCACAAGGGCCGCGTCTACGAGCCAAACGACGAGGATTACTTCGTCCTCGGCAAGCGATCGGTAAAGCTGCGCACGTCGGAGCGGATGCTCCGCATCGCCTACGATTCCGACAAGCTCGACCTGTCATGGACCGCGCCGCTGGTCACCGCCTACGGCCCCAAGGGGCTGGTCGTGCTCGCCTTCTGGGTGCTCTCCCTGTTCGCCGAACAGGTTCGCGCCAAACAGGAAAGCCTCGGCTTCCTTGAGATGACCGGCGCGCCGGGCAGCGGCAAGACCGGCCTGCTGGAGTTCCTGTGGAAGCTGCTGGCGCGCCGCGGGTATGAGGGGTTCGACCCGACCAAGGCAACCAGTGCCGGCATAGCGCGCACGCTCGGCCAGGTCGGCAACCTGCCCGTGGTGCTGATCGAAGGCGACCGCAATCAGGAAACCTCTCATGCCCGGCGCTTCGAATGGGATGAGCTGAAAACCGCCTATAACGGCCGTGCCGTTCGCACCCGCGCCATTGCCAACAGCGGGATGGAGACGTTCGAGCCGCCGTTCCGTGGTGCGCTCGTTATTGCCCAGAACGCCACCGTCGAGGGCTCGCCCGCGATGACTGAGCGCATCATGGGCCTGCATTTCGACAAGGGTCGCTTCTCGCCCCAGGGCAAGGCAGCGGCAAATGCGCTGAAGGCCACCGACGCCGGCGACGTATCGGGGTTCGCGGTTCATGTCGTGCGGCGCGAGGAGCAGATCCTCGCCGCCTATTTCGATGCATTCGCCCGGCACGAGGCCGCGATGCTCCGGCATCCGGGATGCGGCGACTATCGCTTCGCCCAGAACCACGCCCAGCTCGCCGCTATGCTCGACGCGATGCGCCTGGTCGTATCAAACCTGTCCGATCGCGACGTCGCCGACGCACACAGCCTGATCCTCGACATGCTGGTTGAGCGTCATCGCGTTACCGAGGCCGATCACGCCACCGTCGTCCTCTTCTGGGAGCGGTTCGACCACTTCCACGCCCAGGACTGCGCCTTCCAGCTCGCGCCCGACAACCCGATCGACCACGCGCGCGGGAGCGACGTTCACGCAATCAGCCTGGTCCAGTTCGAGACCCGCTGTTCGGCCAACGGCCTGCGCTGGAACTGCACCCAGCAAGAGCTGAAGCGCCTTCTAAAGACGTCGAAGGCCCGCCGCTTCCTCGAGAACAAGGCGGTCAACTCGGTCACCGGAAAGACCGTGAACTGCTGGGTCTTCCAGAATCCCAATCCCGACAAACAGAAGAAAGGATCCTGATCCATGCTGCACGCGCTTGTGCTCGGCTGTTCTGTGCCACCGCCGCCGCCGATCGGCGAACCCCAGCCCTTCACCCCTTCCACCTATCTGGCGCTTCGCCGAAAAGCCGCCGGTCTGACCATCGACCAAGTCGCCGAGCTGATCGCGGTCAACGTGTACCGGCATGGCATTCGCTCGCGTCAGATCGGCCGCGGCGCGCAGCTCGCCGAGCTGCGCGACCTGCTGCGTCAGCTTGAAACCCCGGGTATCGTCGCGCGGCACCGCTTCACGCTCGATCTGTTCGCCGGCGTCTTCGCGTTCGACCCCGAAGTCTACTTCCAGCTCGCGACCGAGCCGGCTGAGCGTCACCCCCGCATCTGTCGCGGCTGCGGGTGCACCCAGGACGATGCCTGCGCGGGCGGGTGTCGCTGGGCGGGCGACGATATTTGCACCCGCTGCAGCAACGGCGACCTGTTCTGATGCGCGCCTCCACGCTTGGCCCGTGCGCATGTGAGCATTGCTCGCCGCCGCCGCTCGGCTTCGACCGCTTCGACCTGTGGGCCGGTGCCGTCGCCTTCGCACTCGTGCCGGGGCGCGCCCTCCTTCATCTGGCCGGCATCCTGTGAGCGGCCTGACCATGCGCCTTCAGCGCGGCGCCGACGGCGTTGCACGGCATGTGCCCGCCCCGATCGTCGTTGCCGCGGCCACGACCAAGGGGCGCAAGAAGCGGGTCGTTCCCGATCCGATCAAGACCAACGGCGAATCCTCGGCCGAGCAGTTGCGCCTGGTCCTCGAACGCCTCGAGCGCCTGCACGAGGAGAAACAGGGTATCCTCGACGACATCAAGGACGTGCTCACCGAGGCCAAGTCCACCGGCTTCGATGCGAAGACGATCAACACGATCCTCAAGCTGCGCCGGATGGAATCGCACCATCGCGAAGAGGCTGAGGTTCTCCTCGAAACCTATCTCGTTTCGCTGGGGATGCGGTGATGGACTCCCCCCGCGAACCCCGCAGCTGGCAGCGCGTCGCCCAGATCGCGCTGCTTGGTCTGGCCGCGCTCGCCACTGTTCCCTTCATCCTAGTCGCATTGTTCGGCGCGGCGGGAGGGCGGCGGTGAGCACACGTCCAAATGATATCCGCCGAACTGAACCGTTCGGGTTGGACGCGATCTGATGATCGCCTCGCTCAGCATCCTCGACCTTGCGCTTGCCATTGCTGAAGACATGGCAGCGGAGGATGCTGCGCACGCCGACTCGACGAAAGCGACAAATGTCTCATCATCCGCACAGCGCATCCGTCCCCGCCCCTCGCCCTCGCGCCGCAATCTACGCCCGATTCTCGACCGATATGCAGAACCTTCGGTCGGCCGAGGATCAGGTTCGAGTTTGCCGCGACCTGGCTGAACGCGAAGGTTGGGAAGTCGTCGAAGTCTTCACCGATCTCGCTCTCAGCGGTACGACCACCAACCGACCCGGCCTGAAATCGCTGCTCGCCGCCGTCGATGGCGGCCATATCGATGTCATCGTTGCCGAGGCGCTGGATCGCATTTCTCGGGGCCTTTCCGCACCGGCGCGGATCTACGAGCGGGCGGCTGACGCGGATTGCCGCATCCACACCGTTTCCGAAGGCCGGATCACCGAGCTGCACATTGGTCTCCTCGGCACGATGAACGCGCTCTTCGTCAAGGAACTGGCCAACAAGATCCGGCGTGGCCAACGCGGCACGGTCGAGCGCGGCCTTGTCCCTGGCGGGATTTGCTACGGCTATGTTGCCGCCCCCCGGATCGTCGATGGCATCGTCGAGCGGGGGCACCGGGAGATTGTCGAGAAGGAAGCGGCGGTGATCCGCCGCATCTTTGCTGAAACGATCGCCGGCGACAGCCCCTTTGCCATCGTCAAGCGCCTGAATGCAGAAGGCATCCCTCCGCCTCGCGGCACGATTTGGCGGCCGACAACCCTGACCGGCACGCGCGAGCGCCGGAACGGCATTCTGCACAACCCCGCCTATTCAGGCGTGATCGCCTACAACCGCGTTGTCATGCGCAAGAACGGCGAAACCGGGAAGCGCACCTCGCGCGCCAATGCGCCAGATACGGTGGTGGAGGTGAAGGCCGATCATCTGCGTATCATCGACGCGCAGACATGGGATGCAGTGCAGGCCGCGCGCGCCGCGAATAAGGGCATCCCCGTCCATAAGCAGCGCCGACCAAAACATGTCTTCTCAGGCTTGGTTCGCTGTGCCTCATGCGGCGGCGCGTATACCGTGATCAGCCGCGATCGTTGGGGTTGTGGCAACCGTAAGGCAGGCGGCATTTGTACGAACAACCGCCGAATCGCGACTCAGCGACTCGAAGAACGTGTGCTGTCAGGCCTGCAGAACAAATTGCTCGCACCCGATGTCGTCAGCGCCGTCGTCAAACGCTACCACGAAGCCCGTGCCCGCGAGCAGGCAAAGATGGCGAGCGGATTGGAAGCGGCCGAGAAGCGCGTCGCCGAACTCAATGCTGAAATCGGCCGCCTCGTCGATGCGATGGCGAGCGGGAGCATCGCCGTCGAAGTGATGCAAACCGGGATTGAGCGCCGCCGCGAGCTGCTGGCGATCGCCGAGACCCAGCTCGCCGAACATCGCGCGCTACGCCCGATCATCCTGCACCCGCACATAGTGGAAGCCTATCGACGCAAGATCGGTCTGCTCGGCAAGGCGCTAGCCGACGGAGAGAAGGCGAAGCACTTCCTTCCGGTGATCCGCTCGCTGATCGAGACGATCACCATCGCCGACGCGCCCAGTTCACCCGATCGCGCAAGGGTTGAAGTGACCGGAAGCCTAGCCAGTGTCCTGGCCCTCGCATCGGATGGAAACGCATCACAATCCGCAAATCGGACTGCAATGCTGGTAGCGGAGGAGGGACTTGAACCCCCGACCCCAGGATTATGA